CTTAGAAATAATGAACGACTTAAAAGCGTATAAAATGAAAAAATATGAATTTTTAATACTACAATTAAACGAACTTTTGATTAGTACTACTGATATGACACAAATAGATATATTTAATGCCTTAGTTGGTGATAGTGTACTTACATTAAAAGAAATATTAAACACACTAGATTTAAATCTAGACGACTATACAAGCGCTTCTCATTCAAATTAACATATATTAAAAGAGAAAGAAAGGAGGTTAATTTTATGAGATTAAAAATTATTATGAAAATCAACACAAAGGAGGTAACCTACGGAGATGGTAACAAAAAGAAAACTTTTAAGAGCTATTATACTTATTTAAAAGTGCCATTTGAAGCACCACAAGGTAAAGAAATACCACTAAATATTCATTTTAGGCAAGATTGCAAAAACGCTTACGGGCGCGATTTAAACGGTGTTGTTGCAGTTATTGCCGACATACCTTGGTATCTTGTATTTAAAGATGGTAAAAATGAAGATTATACTAAACAAGCTAAAATGATATTAAACGAAATATATAGCAAAAAAAGATTTTGTAACATTTGGATTCATAGAATCTTAGACTATAAACCATTTGAAAAGAAAGAAAAAAACGACGACGAATTATTAGAATTTGATATGACAAAAAAGACTAAAGACGTTGAAAACATTAAACCAACCGATGATTTACCATTCTAAGGAGATAATAAAATGACAAAAGATATTAATATAACCGATTTTTTAACTTATTTTGTAGTCAATCACAAGAAAGGTACTGAATATATGGTTTATTTACTAGTATATGGAGGTGGCAAACTATATATTAATAACGATTTAACATTTACATATGAACAACCTAATAAAATGAGTTTAATCAGTGTGATTAACTTATTTGAAGAAATAATTCATTGCGATTGTGAGAATTTATTAGACATTCTTTACATAAAGGAGGTAACTAAAGACTAATGCCAAAGAGACTTAAATTAAATCTATCTTACAATGATTTAAATAAAATGTCTCTTACCGATTTAAAAACCTATGCTATAAAACTTAACAATGTTGCAAACTTGAGAGTAAGAAAGCTTAGACAATTTGCTCCTTACTCTCCAGCGTTGTTATCTTATGAAAAAAGTGAATTAGGTACTTTTAGAATTGGTAAAGAGGCAGATATTAATAGTTTACGTAGAAGTGTCGCAAGAGCTAAACACTTTTTAGACATGGAGACTAGTACGGTTAAAGGTACTATAAATGTTACATTACGTACTTTAAAGCGCTTTGGTATAGAGCCTCCTGATTTTAGCAAGAAAGAAAAAAGACCACGAGGACGACCAAAAGGTTCAAAAAATAACAAGAATAAGATTAAAGAAATAAAAGAAAAAAGACCAAGAGGGAGACCAAAAGGCTCAAAAAATAAAAATGCCTATAGTAAATATACCGAAACTATTAAGTGGTTGTATTCAAAGAGGGAATTATTAAAAGAGTTCTTTGACATGTATAATAGATACAAAGATTTATATCATGGTGGAGAATTGCCAAGCGACACTCTTAAAGTAGGTATGGATGTATTTTTAGACCTTAAAAACAATTTACTTCAAAAAGTCGGTGACGATTGGGTAAATAGAGAAACGGGCGAAATAGTAGACCGAGAACAAATATTCTTTGATATTATGAACCAAAAAATAGAGAGAATGCACGACTATATTTATTCTTCTTACAATCAATATAACTAAATATGAAACAATGCAATACGATTAAGGAGTGTTTAGCCAATGTAAAAAGCTTTAAAGTTTACAAAAAACAATATAGAAATAAATACTTTAATAATCGTATTTGCTTTGATATTGAGGTATCTAGTTTCTATGTTGAGGGTATAGAAAAAGAGCCAATTAAAAGAGCATGTTGTTATGCATATATTTTGGGTATTGATGGTAACTATAAAATAGGTAGAAGCCTAGTTGAATTTGTAAAAGATATTAATTATCTTGAGTATGTTTTGCATAAAAAAGACCCCGAAGCACATATAGTAGTTTGGGTACATAACTTAGCCTATGAGTTTCAATTTATAAGAAAGTATTTTGAAATTAAAGAAATTTTAGCTAACGATGAGAGAAAAATTATATACGCAGTTACTAAAAATAATATCGAATTTAGATGTAGCTATATGCTTAGTGGCTATTCACTTAAAAAAGTTGGTGAAAATTTGCGACATCATAACGCTAAAAAGATGGTAGGTGATTTAGATTATTCTTTGTTAAGGGGTTCAACGACTCCACTAACTGAGAAAGAATTAGGATATATTAGAGAAGACTACGAGGTATTAGACGCTTACATAGAAGAAGAGTTAGAAACTTATTTATATATTTCTAGGTTACCATATACCAAAACCGGTAAAGTAAGAAAGTTTTGTCGTAAAATATGTAATGAAAAAGGTAACTATAAAAAAAGATATATTAAAAATTTAGTTATTAATGATGCTCAAGAGTATATGTTAATGCGCCGTGCTTTCATGGGAGGCTTTACACATGCTAACTCATTGGCTGTTAATAACTTAATTAGAGATGTAACATCTATCGACTTTACTAGCTCTTATCCCGCTGTTATGGTTAGTGAGATGTTCCCTATGTCAAAGGGTCAAATAATAGAGATTAAATCTTTAGACCAAATAAAAGAATTATCCAAAAGAAACTGTCTTATATTTGATATAGAGTTTTGGGATTTAGAAAGTACTTTTATTTATGAGTCTTATTTGTCTAGTTCACATGGTATAACTGAGGGAGCTACTACAATTAACAATGGTAGAATAGTTAGGACTAAATATTTAAAAACTACAATAACTAACATAGATTTAGATATAATAGAGAAAGTTTATAAATGGACTAAATGCAAAATAGGTTTGTGTTACATTTATAAGAAATGGTACCTCCCTACTCCATTTGTAAAAAGTATACTTATGTTATATAAGGATAAAACAACTTTAAAAGGTATTGACGACAAGATAGCCGAATACATGAACTCAAAAGAAATGTTAAACTCTTGTTATGGTATGACTGTTACCGACATTATTAAACCCGAGGTGGAATATGATGACGAGGAGGGATGGCATACTGAGGAAATGACCCTCGATAAACGAGGAGATTTAGTAGAAAAGTATAACAATCAGCGTTCGAGGTTTTTATTCTACCCGTGGGGAGTATTTATCACAGCGTATGCAAGGCGGAATTTGTGGTCGGGTATTTTAGAATTTGGAGAAGATTACTGCTATAGTGATACCGACTCTATCAAAGGAATTAATTATGAAAAACACAAGAATTATGTTGATAAATACAACGAAATGTGTTATCATAAATTAGAGATAGCAATGAGTTATCATAAACTTGATATATCATTATGCGCTCCGACAACTATAAAAGGAGAAAAGAAAATCATAGGCGTTTGGGATTATGACGGTCATTACGATATGTTCAAAACTTTAGGAGCTAAACGCTATATGGTATATAACAACAAAGGATTATCATTAACTATATCAGGAGTTAATAAAACTAAGGCAGTACCTTATTTACTCAAAAAGTATAAAAACGATATACAACAAATATTTGATAGTTTTAGTGATGGATTTGAGGTACCCTCACCACATGCAGGCAAGCAAATTCTTACATATATTGACTATGAAACGAGCGGAGAGTTTATAGACTATTTAGGCAATAAACAAACGTATCATGAGTTAAGCTCGGTACATATGGAAGAGGGTAGCTATACACTAACAATGAGTGACGAGTACTTAAAATTCTTAGCGGAGGGAGTAAAGATAGATTATGTATAAATTTTATAAATTACAAACTATATTAGATAAAAAGTTTACTTTTATAAGAATGCCTAGAGGCTATGGGTATAGAGAATGGCTAAAGAAAAAGAAGAACATTATAGATTAGATAAAATACTTGCACATAAAGCACAGTATTATATGATTATCGGTGAGCGTTCTAATGGCAAGACTTATGCTATCTTAGAACACTGCTTAAAGGAATATGTTAAAAGCGGATACAAGAGCGAGTTTTGTATCTTGCGTAGATGGCAAGACGACTTTAAACCTAAAAACTCAATGCAAATGTTTGCGGGTCATATTCAAAATGGTGTAATAACTAGACTAACAAAGGGAGAATTTAACTCTGTATCTTATTTAGGTGGTCGTTGGTATCTAGCATTTGTTGACGAGCACGGAGCTACAACAAAGAAAATGCAAACACCTTTTTGTTATGGTTTTGCTCTTAATGACCAAGAACACATTAAATCAATCTCATTCCCTAATATTAAAAATATTTTCTTTGACGAGTTCTTATCTAGTAATTACTATCTACCTGATGAATTCGTCATATTCATGAACGTATTATCAACTATTATACGTTTACGAAACGATGTTACAATATTCATGGCAGGTAACACAATCAATCCTTATGCACCTTACTTTAATGAAATGGGTTTAAAACATGTTAAGAACATGAAAAAAGGTGAGATTGAAGTATATACTTATGGCGATAGTGGACTTAAAGTAGCAGTTGAATTCTCGGACTACTACGGTAAAAAGAAGAGTAACATTTATTTTGCTTTTGACAATCCTAAACTAACTATGATTACAGGTGTAGGGGGTACTTGGGAGATAGCTATCTACCCTCACTTGCCTTGTAAGTATAAACCAAAAGAAATATTATTTACTTATTTTATTTTATTCGATAACGAGATATTCCAATGTGAGATAATATCAACAAACGATATGACGTTCACATACATACACCGTAAGACGGGAGATTTGAAAGACAAGGGAGATTTAATATTCGACCTTGTACCAAACGGGAAGCCTAACTATGTTACTAACATCTATAGTTCGGGTAGTCCTGTAGTAAATATGATTTTATCCTTTTTCAAACTGAGTAAGGTTTTTTATCAAGACAATACGGTAGGTGAGTCTATAAGAAACTATTTACAAGTTTGTATGAAAGGCTAAAATAGAAAGGAGGTATAACAAAATAAATACCACTTTAGAAAATGTTGTAGATAGCTCCTTGATAGTCTTAACAGGAGCTGTGGGACTACAACAAATCGAGTCTATTATAGGAATTATTAGTGTATCTTTATCAGTTCTATGGATATTATTCAAGTTTGCTTTTAAAGTGTACCAAGCTATTAAGAATAAAGACTATAGCAACTTAGAGAATGACATTAATAAGACTAAAGAAGACCTCGAGAAGATTAAAGAAGACTTAGAAAGCAAGGGAGAAAATGGCGGACAAGATACCGAATAGGCAAGATTGGAGTTATGAAAAATTATTAGGTTGTGATAGAAACCCATTGAAAGACAAAGAGCGATTAGTATGGCAACACAAAAGTTACATGTTGTCACGTCTTAATCAGTTGTTTGAATGGGATGGCTTACCTGAGACAATACCACAAAAAGAGTTTGAATGGATATTATTAATGCTAGGTAAAGCAACTATCGCTGACGTACCTAATAAAGGTTTATACGCTTTTCAATCCAATTTAGGAGGTATCTTGAACCCCTACTACTTACCGACACAATCAATTATTAGCAATCCTTATTTACCATTTAACAAAGTACTTGAGGTTGATAAAGATTGTATTGTAATTCGTAACACTTCAACATTTACACCTATTAATGATATGTTAGATTTATACGCTAACATGCTAGCTGAGATTGATATATCTTTAAGAATTGCTACCGTTAATAGTCGTATTAGTTCTCTTATAACCGTAGGAGACGAAGCGACTAAAGATAGCGCTACGAAGTTCTTAGACGATATAGAAGAGGGCAACCTAGGAGTTATAGCTACAAACAAATTCATGGAGAGTCTTAAGGGAGGTCTTAATGCAATTCAATACGCAGGTACTATTAGTAATATTCAAGACCTCATAGAATTAAGGCAGTACATCTTAGCTACATGGTTTAACCAACTTGGCTTAAACGCTAACTACAATATGAAACGTGAAGCTATCAACGAGAGCGAAGCCGATTTAAACGAAGAGGCTTTAATGCCACTGATAGACGATATGTTGCAATGTAGACAAGAGGGAGCCGAGAAAGTTAATGCTATGTTTGGTACTAATCTTAGTGTAAGATTGAACTCTTCATGGAAGCTCCAAAGAGAAGAGATAGAAACATCTATGGAACTCGCCGAAAAAGAATTGAATACTGAAGAAAACGAAGAAACACAAGAAGAGGGAGAAAGTAAGGAAGAACCAACCGAAGACAAGGAGAAAGAAAATGATAACGATTAAAGATTATTTTGAACCATTAATGATGGACGATACCGAGGAAGTAACAGGAATATTTAGTGCACTTGAAAATGTAGTAAAAATTCTAACTACACCTGACGAGATTTTAACAAAAATCTTTGATGGTAAAGGTAGTGTACTTGATATGGACTATGTCTATACACACGCATACTCTAAATGGTGTGCTTTTATACTAGAGAGATTAACAGAGATAGTCAAAACTCTACTGCCATCTCTTAGTGACAGTAGAGCAAAAGTAGTTACATTAGGAACACAAATTGCACCGTTATTGTTAAATCGCTTCTCCGAGATTTGGAAGAAAAAGTATGTAGCTATTACCGCCGATTACACTCCAACAAACGATTACAAAGAGAATGAGAAAGTAGATTACACTTCCCACGGTGTTGATACTCCTCAAACTACTACTACATCTAAAACGAGTACTGATACTACTCAGTCAACTAGTGTAACTCAAAATGCTAATACATATGCTTTTGATAGTATAAGTGAGACTCCTACCGCTCTCAACACAGGTGACCAAAGCGTCAATAGTAAAGGTGAAGCTAATAAGAACTATACTGAGACTACCACAGGTGGAACCAATACAAGTGATGTCAACAGCACTAACACAATCACTAGAGAGGGTAAACACGGCTCAACCAACTATAGTGTATTAATTGAAAACGAGCTTAAACTACGTGAATACGATTTTTATCAAGAGATGTTCAAAGATATTGATAGCATATTAACATTATCAATTTATTAGAAAGGAGGGACATACATTGTACGTAGGAGGATATTTATTAATTAGATTGCCTTTTGAAGCCAAGGCAGGCACACACAAAGTAGATGGTATCTACAATAGACTTGAAAGTAACTTATACAAAGCAACTAGGGTTAATGGGTTATACAACACAGTTGGACAAATTAGTGATTTTTATGTAACTTTTGTATTAACCACTGGTAATTATGTAGCAAAAGTTGATAGTACCGTAGGAATTACTAGTATTACAATTAAACCAACTGACGAGGTAGTATTCGCATAATGGGTGGAATAATTGAAATAACAATACCTTATGAATTATGGGATTACACTAATATGGACCCCATACAATTACCAAAAGGTACATATAAGGCTTTAATTGAAACACCTAGCAAAGTTTTATATATTCATGTTGTAAAATCTAAGACAAATGATGTAGATTACACAGGTAGAGAATATATCTTAAACACTTTAGTAGCAATTAGAACACTTGAAACAAATGAAAATTCAATAGATATTATTATCGACTTTGACAATATCGCTAATGAGTTTTATATCACATCGGACGATACTATAAGCTGTAGATAAATTTGAAAGGAGGAATATATATTTTAAATGACAGTAAAACAAATTTATGAATTAGTAAACGCAAGTACAAAACAAGTATTAGGAGAAACTGCTATCCTTACCGAAGATTTATCCAATGTCATTGATATTGGTACTGAAATCTTTAACGCTAACGCGGTAGATAACTATGTCAAAACTTTAGTTGATAGAATTGGTAAAGTTATCTTTGTTAATAGACCCTATAGTGGTTCTATCCCTTCAGTCTTAATGGACTCATGGGAGTACGGTTCAGTCACTGAAAAAATTCAAATGGATTTACCTGAAGCCGAAGTCAACGAGTCATGGGAATTACAAGATAGAGCTACTTATGACCAAAACTACTTCTATCAACCGAAAATCTCCGTTAAGTTCTTTAATAAGATGGTAACTTTTGAAGTTCCAATGTCAATCACTGAAAGACAAGTTCAAGAAAGCTTTACCTCAGCTCAAGCTTTAGGAAGCTTTGTTGGCATGATTTGGACAATGATTGAAAACTCCATGACCGTTAAACTTGATAGTTTAATCTTAATGACTATCAATAATATGATTAGCTTAACTGACTCAGCCAACGGAGGTGGAGACGCTCAACACGTTCACTTATTAACCGAATACAAAGCTCTCAATCCTGACTTTACAAAAACAGGTGAAGCTGCAATGACTGATTTAGGTTTCTTAAAATATGCCGCTTTTAGAATTAAATTAGTAGCAGGTCGAATGACTCAATATTCGGATGTCTTTAACGCTGAAAAGAAATCAAGACACACACCTAAGGATTTAATGCACATTGTATTATTATCCGACTTTAAAAATGCAGCGGATGTATATTTACAATCTGACACATTCCACAATGAACTATCAGCTTTACCAAATAGTGAAACAGTTCAATATTGGCAAGGTTCAGGTAATGGTAGTGACGCATTTACATTCGCTAATACATCCCAAATTAGTATCAAAGACGCTAAGGGCAATACTTATACTAAGTCTAATATCATTGGCGTTATCTTTGATAGAGATGCTTTAGGTGTCACTAAGAAAAATACACGTATTCGTTCACACGTTGTTGATAAAGCCGAATTCTACAACTATTGGTATAAAGCCGATGTAGGATACTTCAACGATTTAAGCGAAAACTTCGTTTGCTTCTTAATTGATTAGTTGAAATTAGGGGGTATAGAAATATACCTCCTTTTCTTTAAATAGAAAGGAGAAAATATGAAATTAAAAGAAGTCTTAAAATTAATTAACAATGAATTTATTAATTATACTATATACCGTGATAAAAAAGCTGTTGCTCACTTTTCTACAAGATGCAAAAAAGAAGTAGAAGAGATAACAAGACGATACGGACACTACAACGTTACAAATATTGGAGCTTTCATGACTTGTGACTATGAATGTGTTGTGACATTAACACTAGAGGAAGTATTGTTATGAAGATAACTTTATACCAAAATATTAGTGAACGTAACCAAATGGACAAGACTTTAACTAAAGTTAAAGATATTGACGGCAAGTTTAAACAATCCACTAATATTATGAGTCCTGTATTAGTATTGAGTTATGCAACACTTCCCGATTTTAATTATATATATATTGAAGAATTAGCTCGTTATTATTTTGTTGACAGTATCACAAGTATAAATGAGGGGTTATGGCAAATTAATTGTAGTGAAGATGTACTAGAGACTTACAAAACAGGTATTAAAAAACTTAACGCTTATGTTTTAAGAAATGAAAATAGATACAATAAGAAATTAATCGATAAACAAATGGTTCCTAATTGTAATAAAGAATATTTTTTGATAAATAAAGTGACCGACCTAGGCTTATTTAAAAATAGTAGCTTTGTTACTGAAACCACAGCTGAGGGAGGAATTCAAAGTGAACCTAATATATCGAGTGAAACTGACGCCTTTTGTTATACTATATCATTTGGTAATAAATACCCCGGCGGTGTAGATGTTGAATTCAATGAACAATGGAGCGATAATAAAATTATAGGTGATAAACTAATGGAACCTATTGATTATGTTGAAAGTTTCAATGGTAAATATCCTGATAGTTTCAGTGGTATGTATACTTATGACTCTTTTAATCGTACTTATGCAATCAACAATAACAACTTACAAGCTATTGGGTCTTTATTCGATAGTAAAATTAGCGTTCCACAAAATGAAAGTAGATTGTATAATGATATTATGAGTATGGTTAATTCTCTTAGGGTTTATCCTTTCTCTATACCTAGATATTATGAATTATCAGGAGTAAACACAGCTAGTTTGCCTCGTGGCAATTATGTAGATAATGATAATGACGTTACAAAAGGTCCTTATAACCAAAACATAAATGTTGTTGTATTAGGAGACCAAATGATAGAAAATAAGATAACACCTGAATATCAGTATCCGGGAAGAGAAGGTGCTAAATATCTATCAGGGTGGCTTATCCCCCCACAAACCGTAAGTTGTACCATAGGTCAATTGAATTTAAGAGATATTTACGATACAGGTATTAATGATGATTACGACTATTTAAGTTATGACCCTTATTTAAAACTACATTTATATGTGCCTTACTTTGGATTTATCGACCTAGAAACTAACGCTGTTATGGGGAATATTATAGATTTAATATTATCAGTTGATTTTAGTACAGGTGGAGCAACATTATTTATATGCAAAAAATTTTTAGATATATACTCAGGTAACAATGAAAAAATAGTAATTGATATTAGAAGTACTACTTTAGGACAGGATTTACCTATTGGAAGTAGTAATATAAATGAGCTTAAGAGACAACAAGACTTTGCTGCACTTAACACAGTTGTTGGAGGAGTAACCTCAGCTATAAAGGTTGGGGCTTCATTTGCTGTAAATCCTCTTGCAGGAGTATTTGCATTAGGCTCAGGATTAGCACAATTGGGTAGTAATGTAGTCAATCAAGAAAGAGCTAACACTGCTCCCGTTAGTACTACAATCAAAGGCAATACAAGTGGTACAGGTCTTTCAGCATTAGTGAGCCCTAAATCAATCTACCTAGTAGCGGAGAAAATAGTACTAGAGACTACAACTGACGACTACGAGAGCTTTAAGGGTATGCCCTTAGAGAAAAGTGTAGTATTGAGCAATTTACACGGATATACATTAGTTGGGGAAGTTCATGTACGAGGCAATGAATTTGCCAAAGCTACTAAACAAGAAATAGAAGCTATAGAGCAAACTTTAAAAAGTGGTTTTATACTTAGTTGATTATAAAGCTCATGGGATTACAATCTCACGGGCTTTTTCAATATAATAAATTCCATCTCGCAGGGGGGGGGGTATTGAT